CTAAAGTTGTTGATAAACCATTAAATTAGGTATGAAGCAAATTGTAAAATTATCCAACTCAACTGAAATTCCATACTTGTCTCTATAGCAATCTATTGTATCGTTTAAAAATAATTCTGTTACTCCTAAAAATTCAGCCATTTCACATCTATTAGTACATTTTGCTTCATATGCTTTAATAATACCAGTTAGCCCAACAAGTTTATTATAACTATATAGCCTTGCGTCGTATTCTTGTTTTGCATTACTTAAGTCATTTAAATCTATTATATTTCCATAACTAGTATGATGATGTCCTAACTCCTCAGCTAGAATGCAGTATTTCTCATCATTAGTATTTAATCTATTTTTATTTAATGCTATTTTATTGTTTACATAAAGACCATCAGAATTTGATTTTAGTTTAACTTCCTTAACTGTTATTCCCTCAGAATATGCTTCATCAAGTAAAGATTCATATCTATTCATATAATATCCCCCTGATTATAATATTTACCAGTTCTTCATATCATCTATGTCTTCGTTTATTTTACTTAATTCATCATTGTTATCTATGTAATCATTATGTGCAGCTATAGTATCAACAGCATTATTTTGATATTTGGGCATTTCTATTAAATCTTTAGTGTAAGTTATGACTTTTCTTTTACCTAAATCATTAAGTTTATTAAAATCATCCAGTAGAGTTTGTTCTTCTAAAGAATTTGTGTTTTTTTCACATTCTTCAAGTTCTTTTTTTAGATTAGGATATTTTAAATCATAATACTGCCAGCCTAATAAATCTAAAGGAGTAGTATTTAGTGCTTGGGCAAATTCTTTCATTTTTTCAATATCTAAAGATTTAATTTGACCATCTTCATATCTTTTCACAGTGCTTTCATGTAACCCAACTTTTTTACCAAGTTCAGCTCTTGTCATTTTTAAATTTTTTCTAGCATCAAATATTTTCAACCCAACATCTTTATTTACAGTTGCATCCATTTATTTAACCTCCGATATAATTATTTATACTATGATAATATAGTATTCTTGTATATTATGCAAGAAAATATGTAAAAATATACAAAAAACTTGCATAAAATTATTGACAAAGAAAACGTGCATGTGATACATTTAAATCAATAACTTGCACAATATGCAAGAAAAGGAAGGGGGGAGGTCATGAAAATTAATAAATTAAAAGGTAAACTGAGGGAAAAAAATGTAACATATAAAAAATGTGCTGATTTTTTAGGACTTAGCGACACAACTGTAAATGATAAAATCAATGGAAAAACAAGATTTTATATAGATGAAATAGAAAAACTATCATCTATGCTAGAATTAACAGTTGATGAAAAAATTGATATTTTTTTAAATTGAAACTTGCATGTTATGCAAGTATATTAGGTGGGCTGAAAATTTAGCTAACCAATTCAAAGAAATAGCTAATAAAAACAATAAGGAGGAAGTATTGCTCTTAAGGAATTGCATACTAGAAATTTAATACAAGCCGATATTTATGGGTTTTGTATCAATAATTTAAAAGTAGTAATAAAAATGAAACCTAGTTTGGAATTTTATGAGTGTGATTAATGAACCAATAAAAAATTAGAGTTGCTAATTAAGGGAGGGAGAATATGGCTACAGAAATACAAAAAATGATAGTTAAGAATATTGATATGGATTCTCTTTTAGAAGCTATATCTGAAAGGGAAGATATAGTAGAAGTCATGGAAATGTTTAAGAATAGCAACGAATATGCAATAAGAGAATACATGACTATTAAAGAATTCAAAAACTATATTAAAGCGTCTGATAGTTATGTGAGAGCTTTACTAAAATATAATGATGTAAATAACCTATTTGTGACAACTAGAGTTGGACGTGAATATAGAATTGATAGAATCAGTTATGAAAAGTGGGTCACAAGAACTGGAGGTAAAATATGAAACTAATAGTAACACCAGAGCAACTTGAGACATTGACAAAAGAAAATCCAAACATGACTGTTAAAGAGTTTATAGAAAAAAATATGTAATTAGGAGGAAAAAGGATGAACGATTTAAAAAACATAACATCAAAAGAATTAGTTGAGGAATTAAAAAATAGAGAGGGCGTTGAAATGAAAATAGTAGACCCTCACCAAGAAGATGTAATAGAAGTCAACGGGCCTTGTTTGGTAGCAATTATAATAGACTAATCTATTTTAGAGTAATTGTAAAAGCCATTAATATGAGCATGAAGGTATTTATCTTTAGAACTAGCAGATAAGAGTTCTTCAAATACAATCTGAGAAACATTGTAATAGTCATAAGTACCGTTTTTAAATTGAACTCTTAAAATTGGGATAGAGCTATCATAACCAATAGCTACTAAGTTACTAGAGGAGACAGTTGTAAGTTGCATAGAATCACAACCTTTCTTTAGGTATTTGGAAAATATTCCATATGAAAATTATAGCAGAAGGGAGTTTCAAAAAGTGACTATAGACGACAAATTGAGAGCAATTTTAAAAGAAAGAAATATAAGTATACATAAATTATCCAAAGAAGCAGATATACCAGTTAGTAATATTTATAAAATCATACAAGGTAAGAATTTAAATCCAGGAGTTTATACAGTAAAAGCTATAGCTGATTATCTTGGAATTACAATAGATGAATTAATTTAGAATAGGCAGGTGCAACTAATGAGTAAAAAATATTATGATTTACCAAGTTCAAGATTAGTATGTGAAATTGGCTGGGAAAAAGGTGGAACTTTAGAACAAGCAAAGAAAGTTTTAGGAAATGACATAAGAGAAATATCAAAATCAGAGTTTAAAAGATTAGGTGAAATATATGCAGGAAGAAGTAAAGAAGGTGTTTTATAGAGATGGATTAATATCAATAGACCAAAAACTACTTTAGCCTATTGATATAGAATTGGCATCTATGGACACAAAGGACAACAAACAAATGAATCTTCTGGATATAGGGCTTTTGCTCTCTGTAGGGCTTCATTACAGCTAGAAAAATCACCAATATAAGTTCTATCTGATGTAGGAGGTATGAAAGCACTATCTTCGGCATGAATTACATGGTTGCCGTTGACATCTGCAACGTTGTTGAAATAATAACTCTTCATAAAATCACCACCTTTCTATTAAACTTAATACAAGTTATGCGTGAGAAAGACAATATATGCTTTACAAAATAAGGAGGTTTAACATGGAATGCACAAATTGACGGAACAGGACGTTGTAAATATACGAAAATCTAATAAAAGTCAAAAGGAATTATCACACCAATATAATGTTGCACAATGTACTATAAGTGCCATATTACGATTTAAACTATGGGAAGAGGTGATGCCAAATAATAATATAACACTTTATCCTCATCAACAAGATGTGCTAAAAGCTACAAATAGCAAAAATAGGGTAGCTTACTACCTTGATATGGGATTAGGAAAAACTTTTATAGGTTCTGAAAAATTAAAAGAACTCGATACCAAAATTAACTTAGTCATCTGCCAAAAGTCCAAGTTAGTTGATTGGTACGAGCACTTTAAAACCTTTTATAGCGGTTACAACATAATTATATACAACAAACCAGTTCCTATACCAGATAAAAAATCAATAATTATTATAAATTATGATTTGATTTGGAGACGTCCAGAACTAGCACTATTGGAAGAGTTTACATTAATGTTGGATGAGTCCAGTTGTATTAAAAACACTACAGCTAATAGGACTAAATTCATACTTAAATTAAAAGCTAAGAATGTGATTTTGTTATCTGGAACACCTGTTGGTGGAAAATATGAAGAGTTATACAGTCAATGTAAACTTCTAGGTTGGAAGATATCTAAAAAAGCATTTTGGAATACATATATAGATTTTGTAACAATAGATTTAAATGGTTTTCCAATGAAAAAAGTAACAGGATATAAAAACATAGATAGACTCAAACAGAAACTTAGAGACCATGGAGCAGTGTTTATGAAAACTGAGGAAGTATTGGAATTACCAGAACAGCAATTCATAAATATAAATGTGGCAAATACAAGTGATTATAAGAAGTTTAAAAAACATAGATTAATCACAGTAGAAGATAAGGAATTAGTTGGAGATACAAGTTTAAGCAAGATGTTGTACTTGAGACAACTTGCGAGTCAGTACAATAAACATAAATTAGCAGCGCTTAAGGATTTACTAGAATCAACTAATGATCGAGTAGTAATCTTCTACAATTTTAAAGATGAATATGAGAAAATTAAAAATTTGTGTATTAAGTTAGAAAAAACAGTAAGTAGTGTTAACGGTAGTGTCAGAGACTTAGAAGCTTATGAAAACAATTCAGATAGTATCACACTAGTTCAATATCAAGCGGGTGCTATGGGCCTTAATTTACAAAAGAGTAATAAGGTACTTTATTTTAGTCTACCACTAAGTTCAGAGTTATTTGAACAAAGCAAAAAAAGGATTCATAGACTTGGACAAGCTAAAAGTTGTTTTTACTACTATATGTTAACTGAAAAATCAATAGAACATGATATTTTAGAAGTTTTAAACACTAGACGAGATTTTACAGATAAGCTGTTTGAGGAAATAGAAGGGAGTGGGTTGATATAATGAAAATTTGTAAGTACTTTGAAAAATCTAATACTGGTAAATGTAAAAATTATCAAGGTAATAAGAATGAGAGTTGTGCTTGTAATTGTTCTAAGATAAAAGCTAAAGGTACTAAGCCGATTAATAATTTAGAGGTAATAGTAGAAGAGGGTAGATAAATATATGTACAAATGTTGTAGATGGTGCAATAACTTTTCAGATGGTAAATGCAATTCAGAATCATTTATAGATAATGTAGAGTTAAATTTAGACAAGATGTACGAGGAAGGGGCCATAAAAGAAACGTTAAAAGAACAAATAAATATAGAGAGCTTAGGGTTAGAATACTTCTATAAATTAGCTAAGGAATTAAAAATATCAAATGTAAAAGCCAGGAAATTAGCAAATGAATTTAGTAAGATACTTGAATCACTAATAGGAGATGTTGAAGTTGCAGTTGTTACAACTTTAGAGAATAACTTAGTAGGTGTTGTGAAAGTTGGAATAAAAAACGAGCATGAATTTGTATGCAGTGAATTTAAATAAAAATTAGGGAGAGGAAGGTTAAATAAATGAAATTTAAAGATTATACAAGAAATGAGTTCTTAGAAGCACATTTAGAGGATTGTCCTGGAGATTTAGATTTACCTATGTTGCCAATATGCCAGGAAGGTGAGGATGTAGAAGAGTGCAAAAGATGTTGGGAACATGCTATTAAGAATGTTGAATTTAAAAATCCAGTTGAAGTATTTGCTCAAAATAATATTCAACTATTGGACGAACTTAGAATAGCAGAAGAACAATATAAAATGCTAAAAGAAGGGAGAGATAACTTAAAAGAGCAGCTATTAAAGCAAATGGAACTTAATGGAGTAGATAAATTTGAAAATGATAAATTTTCGATAAGTTATGTGAAAGGTTCAACTGGATCTTCATTTGATAGTAAAGCATTTAAAAAAGATTATCCAGATATTTTTAAAGAATACAGTAAACCAAGTGTAAGAGCAGCAAGTATTAGATTTAAGGTGAAGTAAATGGCAGGTCCAGAAAAAGAATTTGAAAATAAGGTTAAGAAGTACTTAGACAGTTTATCAAAATGCTGGTACATAAAAATTTGGGGAGGGGGATTTATGAAAGCTGGTATTCCAGATATATTAGGAGTAATTAATGGTAAATTTATAGCTCTAGAGTTAAAAGGTTCTAAAGGAGTACCTAGTGAGTTACAAAAGAGAAATATAAGGCTTATAAATAAAGCTGGTGGCTGGGGACTTATATTATATCCGTCACAGTTTGAAGAATTTAAAGAGGGGGTTAAAAAGTTATATGTGGATTAGAAGTCAAGATAAGAAGAGTTTAGTAAATGTAGACTCAATACATTGTGATGAATTAATGTTTGGTAACTACAATGGAACGCCTGTATATACAATGTTATCTAATAGAACTCATACATTGGGAGTGTATAAATCAGAAGAAAGAGCTTTAGAAGTACTTGACCAAATACACAACGTAGTTGCTAGAAATAGTTCTAGAGATTACTTATCTGGTAAATATAGGGTCAATCAAAACTATGTATTTGAAATGCCTAAAGAATAGAGAGGTGAGTTAAATTCAAGCATCATATAGCAGGATAAGTTGTTTTAATCACTGTAAACAACAGTACAAATACAGATACTTAGATAAATTAAAACTTATAACTAACCCTACACCAGATAATGCTCTAATAATTGGAAATACACTTCATTTAGCATTAGAAACTAATTTAAATAAAGCTAGGGAGTTTTACTACTCAAGTTATCCAATTATAAATGACAAACATATAGAAGAAATGATGAAACTAGAAATATTAGTACCTAAAGTTAAACTAATACTTGAACATTTGAATATATATTCACAAGAGTTTAGGATATCTAACAATAGATTTATTGGAATAGTAGATTTAATTGTAAAAAATAATGACGGTACAGTTGATGTATTTGATTTTAAATACAGTAATAATGTGAAAAATTATATGAATTCAGCACAACTTCATATCTATAAGTATTTCTTAGAGCAGTTAGGATTTAGAGTTAGAAAGTTAGGATTTATCTTTGTACCAAAATGGAATGGTAGACAGAAAAACAATGAAGATTTATATCATTTTAGAAAAAGACTAGTAGATGAAACTGAAAAACTAAAAATACAAATAGCTGAAATAGAATATGATCCAAATAAAGTTATAGATTTTATTTCAAATATAGTAGATGTGGTTGAATGTAACAAGTTTGAAAAAAATACAACTAAATTATGTGATTGGTGTGATTACCAAAATTATTGTTTATTGGAGGATGATTTAATGATATTACCAAGTAATACAAGAAGAGAAAGAAAAATAGATGAAAATCCAGACATGTGGATATATGCTGACAGTTATGTTGGAAAATCTACTTTTGTAGATAACTTAGATGATTTGTTATTTTTAAATACTGATGGAAATACAGATAATACAACATCACCAGTATTAAGAATAGCCGATGTAGTTACCACAGAAGGTAGAATAACTAAAAGGAAATTAGCATGGGAAGTATTCTTAGAAGTTATAGCTGAATTAGAGAAAAAAAATAATGACTTTAAAAGAGTGTGTATAGATTTAGTAGAGGATTTATATGAGCATTGTAGAGTTTATACTTACAATAAATTAGATATTCAACATGAGCAAGATGCAGGATTTGGAAAAGGTTGGGATATGGTAAAAATGGAGTTTTTAAAAAATATCAAAAGACTTAAGAACTTAGGTTACCAAATAATCTATATAAGTAAAGAAACTAGCAATGAAATAACTTTAAAAAATGGAAGCAAATATAGTACTTACAAACCTAATATACAAGAAAAAGTTGCAAATGTATTAGCAGGAACAGTTGATTTAACGGTTAGAGCTTATGTTGAGAAGGATAAAAGATATATTCAGTTAGCTAAAGATGAAAATACATTTGGTGGAGGTAGATTTAATTTCTTAATAAATAGATGTGAACTTAATATGGAAGAGTTTAAAAAGGCTTTAGTGGATGCTCAAAAGCAAGTAAATAAGGACAAGCCTAAAGAAGAACCTAAAAGAAGTAGAAAAGCTAAGGACAAACCCAAAGAAGAAACTACTAATGTGGAAAAGCATGAAGAGATTACAGAAGAACCTAAAGAAGAATTATTTGAACCTAAGTATACAGTAACTAAGTGTGGTGATTGTGGAGAACCTCAATTTGAAAGTCCAAGTGGAATAAGTTGTATAAATGGCCATGGTGGAGCTGAACCACAAGTAGAAGAAACACCAAAGGAAGAACAACCTCCACAACAAGAGGACAAGCCTAAAACTAGACGTAGAAGAAAGAAAAAAGAAGAACCAGCTGAAGAAATAAATGAGGATGAAATACCATTTTAATGATATACCTAATGTTAATTTGGATATTAATCTTTGGAATAAAAATTAAGTTTGGATATGACAGCTCTACTGGAGAGTTATTTATAAGTATAAGAAGTAAAATTAATTATAAAATATAGGAGTTTATAATTATGATTGAGATAAATAATTTAAATGAATTAATTGAAGCTATAGGAAAATATAGTGTACCACAACATGTAATAATTGATGTAGATAACAGAATTAAAGATTGGTTAATATCCGGTGGTAATGAAAGTGATAATTATATACTTAATCAATGTAAGTATGTTGAAAGAATAATAAATAAAAATCAAGGAGGAATACAATAATGGTAAATATTTGGGAAGAGTTTGATAACGTAGTAGATGTGGAAGGTTTAAAAAAGGATGCTAAAGAAGCTGCAGAAAATGGTGGTGGAGGTTTTAAAGAAATACCAGAAGGAACTTATGAGGTTGAAGTTGATAAGCTAGAACTTAAAAAGACTAAAAAAGGTGATCCAATGCTTAGTTGCTGGATGAAAATAGGAGCTGGAGAGTTCAAAGGTTCAATAATATTCTATAATCAAGTACTTACAAGTGGATTTGGATTACACAATGCAAACGAGTTTTTAAGAAGTTTAGACAGTGATGTAAAAGTAGATTTTACAAACTTTAAACAATATCATGAGATGCTACTTGATATATTTGAAGCAGTAAATGGAAACTTATCTTATCAATTAGAATATGGTAAAAACTCAAAAGGGTTTAATACATACAAAATAGAGGATGTATTTGAAAACTAATAGGTAATTTAATAAAATACTAGGAAGTTTATGTTTATAAACTTCCTAGTTGATTGTAAAAGGGGGATAAGTATGATTTATATTTATGATGCTAGATATAATCTTAAAACTCCGACTATATGGGAGAAGCTAGAAGGAATAGTAGGCAGTAAGAAAGCTACATTGATGACTGTTAAAAGTAAAAAGTGTAAATTGCCAAGATTGGAATATTGTTATGTGATAGATGATAACACTTCAAAGCAACAATTAAGAATTTGGTATGAAAACGTAAAATTTGAAAATGAAACTTGGAAAGATATAGATGAAACTTATAAAATATCAAATTATGGCAGATTTAAAATAATGACATATAAGAAACATCCAGAAGGCAAGTACATGTTACCTTATCCAAAGTATCGAAGAAAATCAACTCAATTATATGTAAAAATTCACAAGCAAGAAATAGCAGTACATAAACTAGTAGCTGAATATTTTGTGGAAAATCCAAATTATTACAGTTGTATCAACCATAAAAATGGAATACAACACGATAATTATCATGCTAATTTAGAGTATTGTAGTAGATCTAAGATGTCTAGTATAGTTGCTAAAGTTAGATATAAAGATAAAAGTTCAATAGTTGCTATAGATGCTAATACTGGGGGGATAATAGATTATTTTAAAAGTAGCAGAGATGCAGCTAGTTCATTATATACAAATAGACAATCTGTATTAGATTCACTAAATGGGAAAATAAAAAAAACGTATTGCGGATATATTTTCAAATACGAAGAGGATGTGATCTAAATGTTAGATGAATTAAAACAAATACTTAGCAATTTATATTGTAAGTATGGTTTAACAGATGACATTATAAAGCTTTCACAATTTATAGATAAATTAATAGTGGGTGAGATAAATGGAAGTAAAGCAATATCTAAATAAAGAGGAACGAGATAATTTCTTAGGATTTACTAGACTAGGTATTTATTTACGAAGAAGATTTGAAAAGTGGGATAAAAACTTAACTTCTGATGAGCGTAGAAGATTAAAAACAGCACTTACAAATATAGAAAAAGCACAAATAAGTATTATAAGTAGATTACCAAAACATGAGGCATTAAAAATTGCAAAAGCATCTAAAGATCATGATGTTAGGATTTTGACATTAGAAGGAGCTCAAGCACTTGAAAAAAGAGCTAAACAAGAATATGAAAAAAATCTGCATATAAAATTTGAAGAAATGGAAATTATAGCAACTCAAATATTAATGCACAATTGCTATAAATGTAAAAATCCATGTAACGAATGTATGTATCACAGTATGATGAGTAGATTTTTAATTCCTGGACTTAACTCTGAGAAGAATTGTCCTTACTCATATAATGATAAAAGTAAATTTACAGAAGTGGAAAGTCCGAAAGATATAGATATATACAAGCAGGCATTGGAAATTCATAAGACAACTGCAAAGAAAAGTAATAGAAAAGATAAAAAATTTAAAAACAGGTTTGATGATCCTGGAGAAGATTATGAATATAACTTTGAGCCTAAGGGGGTTAAAAAGAAATGATTAAAGTAATTAAAATAAATGATAGTTTAAACGTATCGTTCAACTATGATGCTGATATAGTATCAAAGATTAAGTCAATTCCAGGAAGAAAATACAATCCAAGTAGTAAGTCATGGGATATTCCTTTATATACAATCAAGATTTTATTAACTCTATTTGATGAAAGTGAGTTAGATATAGCTAAAGATGTAGAGCTCGATTATGTAAAACCAAAATATGATTTTAAACATGAGTTAAGCACAATAACTAACAATGATTTGAAAGTATTTGCTAAGTGGTCCTTAGATCTGTTACCAGATTATTTCTACCAAGTACCAGCAAGTTCAAGTGGCAAATATCATCCTGCATATGCTCAAGGTGAAGAAGGGTTAATTAGACATACTCAAGCAGCAGTAAGAATAGCTAATGAGTTCTTTAAATGTGAGACAATACAAACTTTCATAGATATAGAGAAAGACATAATTAGAGTTAGCTTATTACTACATGATGGAGTTAAACATGGTACAGATGGAAGTGCTCATACTGTAGCTACACATCCTTTAGAAGTAGTGAAATACTTAGAAGATAAATACTGGGAAGTTGATGAAGACACTCTACCAGATGAAGTAATAGAAGTTATGGAAGGTAACTTATGGGAAGGTATTTCTTATTGTATAAAATCTCATATGGGTCAATGGAATAAAGATTATGAGGGAGAAGAGATATTGCCTAAACCAGAAACACCTATGGAAAAGTTTGTCCATATGTGTGATTATTTAGCAAGTAGAAAATTATTAGAAGTTAATTTTAGTGTGGAGGGGTAAGTAACCCATGTTATTTTATGACTTTGAAGTATTCAAACATGATTGGTTAGTAGTAATTAAAGATACGGAAACTAAGACAACCACAACAATTGTAAATGATCCAAATCATCTAAAGAAATTTTACGAAGAACATAAAAACTCAATATGGGCGGGATATAACTCCCGTTCATACGACCAGTACATCCTTAAAGGAATATTGTGTGATTTTAATCCAGCAGATATAAATAATCATATAATAGTTAAAAAATTAGGTGGATGGCAATACAGTGGCTTATTTTGGAGGATTCAATTTTATAACTATGATGTTATGACTAATAAATTCTTTGGTTTAAAGCAGTTAGAAGGATTTATGGGAAATAACATTAAGGAATCAGATGTATCATTCGCAATTGACCGTGAGTTAAGTGAGAATGAACTAGAAGAAGTAATTAAGTATTGTAATCACGATGTAGAGCAAACAATGCAAGTGTTTGTAAATCAAATAGAGGAGTTCAACAGTCACATGGGATTAATAAAAATGTTTAAATTACCTCTTAAATATATAAATAAAACAAAAGCACAATTATCAGCAATAATTCTTGGAGCAGATAAGGTTGAGCGTGATGATGAATTTGAATATGAAATAGTTGATACTATAGAAATTAACAAATATAGACACATCTTAGAATGGTATAAAAACCCACTCAACAAAGATTATAAGAAAAAACTAGATATTGAAGTCGCAAGGGTTCCACATACATTTGCTTGGGGAGGGTTACATGGAGCTAGACAAAATTACATCGGAGAAGGATTATTTGTAAATAGCGATGTAGGAAGTTTTTATCCTTCTTTAATGTTAGAGTATGATTTTCAATCTAGGAATATTAAAGATAAGAGTAAATATAAAAATATTTATGACACTAGAATGAAATTAAAACATGAAGGTAAGAAGAAGGAGCAACAACCACTAAAGATAGTACTTAACAGTACTTATGGAGCAATGAAGGACAAGTATAATAATTTATTTGACCCAAGACAAGCCAATAATGTTTGTATAAATGGACAATTAATGTTATTGGATTTAATAGAAAAATTAGAAGATAGATGGCAGCTCATACAATCAAATACAGATGGTGTAATGTTTAAATTAAATTCAGAGAGTGACTTAGAGGAATATAAAAGTATTTGTAACAATTGGTGTAAAAGGACCAGAATGACCCTAGACCATGACATTATAAAAAAAGTGGTTCAAAAGGATGTAAATAACTACTTGATAGTTATGGATAATGGGAAAGTAAAATCTAAAGGTGCTTATGTAAAAAAATTAAATAAATTAGATAATGATTTACCAATTGTTAATAGAGCTCTTAAAGATTACTTCGTAAAAAATATACCAGTAGAGACAACAATTAATAGCTGCAATGATTTAATAGAGTTCCAAAAGATAGTAAAAGTATCTGGAAAATATAAACATGCACTTCATGGAGACAAGATTTTAAAAGAAAAAATACTAAGGGTATTTGCATCTAGATCTAAAGTTGATAAAGGAGTATATAAGGTCCACAACAATAAAGATACCCCAGATAAAATTGCAAATACTCCAGTAAGATGCTTTATTGAAAATGGAGACTTGAACGGTGCAAAAGTGCCAAGGAAACTGGAAAAGCAATATTATATCAACGTAGCTAAAAAAAGAATAAATGATTTTATAGGGAGGAGTAATTGAGTAATGATTTTAGATAGTGGAGATAGAACAGCATATCCAACAGGAGCAGTTAGAGATATTAAAGAGGGGAAAGGACGCTGTGATTTAATGCCTTTAGATGTAATCGCCAATTTAATGTTAGATCCGTTCTTCAGATATATAAATGAATTTAAAAATGATCAAGAGAATACTAAACCTCTTTATCATCTATTAGAAGAATATAGTTATGTTTTAGACAAAGAGCAGAAACATGAAAGTATAGAAGAGTCAAAGGCTAATATGATTTTAGAAGTCTCAAAACACTTTGAAGAAGGAGCTAAAAAATATGGTGAAAATAACTGGCAAAAAGGTATTCCAATACAAAGTTATATAGACAGTGCTTGTAGACATTATCTAAAAATTTTAAGAGGTGATAAAGACGAGCAACACGAAAGAGCTTTGGTGTGGAATATACTATGTTGCATATGGACAGTAAAGCATAAAGAAGAGTTGGGAGTTGATTAAATGGAAAAATATAATTGTTATCAATGTGGGAGAGAAATAAAAACAAAACTTTTCAGATTAGATTTAGGTCAAGGTGATATGTTTTACTTTCATGACAAATGTTTAGATAAATGGATTGATAAAAATATCAAGGAGATAAATTTAAAAAAGGGTGATGATGTTGAAAACCCTAAAAAATAGCTATTGTTACGGAGTTTGTGAAAGTTGTAAGAACTGTAAAAGAATAACTAAATGGGCGTTATGGTGTAGTAAAGACAATAGCATCAAATTTTGGAACAATCGATGCTATTTATATAGAGTTAGGAGAAATTTATTATAAATGGAGGTTATGTTATGAGTTCTATTTTCAAGATATTTGAGAAAAAAGATAAACTTAGACAAGAAAATTTTAGACTTAAAGCGAAAATAGACAATTTAGAAAAGATTATAGATATAAAAGATGAAACAATATGTGGATTAAATACTAAGCTAATAGCAGCTGAACACAAGTTGGCTAATATTAGAGACTGGTGTGAGAACAGGAGCTCTTAGAAAAGTCAATAACCCTATCAGCAATGATAGGGTTAAGTACTACAGATTCAAATGTGTCAAGAAAGTATTGGTATATTGATAGTATGTGTAGATTAAAAAGAATTATTCCAGGAGGTTATTATGAGGGAATTTTTCGGAAGTGCAAGTGTTGTTATAAATTTTAGCTTTGAGTTAGAGGCAGAAACTATAGAAGAAGCAGAAAAAGTGATACTAAATTCAGAAAGTATGTGTTTTGGATTGATAGATAAAAGAAATGACAGAATGATTTGCATTGATATAAACAGTTGGCATGTGGCCGATGAAGTAGGTGTAGGAAATGTAATGGAATCAGATTTACAAAGTTTTCAAATACAAGAAGAAAAATAATACACAGAACATAAGAGTTTAAAAATAGTAAATATAAAACGTTAATACCTATTAAATTCCTAGTAGAAAATAAGTATAATTAAAGAAGGGAGGTGGTTTTTATCTTTAAAGGATATATACCTACAAATGGCAAAAGGCCTACAGAAGAATACAAAAATAGAACTGAATTTTATTCATTATCAGATGTTGAAAAATTAAATAGTTATGGAGCAGTATTAGAAGATGAAATAATTCAATTAGATGTCGATGATGAAGAGCAGTCAAATATAGTACTTAACATAATAAAAGATCTTAATATTCAATGTAATATAATACAAACTAATAGAGGTAAGCACTTTTATTTTAAAAATACTAATCAAGATAAAAGAAAACAAGGATATACAACAGCTATAGGTGTAAAAATTGATACTGGATTAGGTTCTCAAAATGCAGTAATACCTATAAAAATTGATGGCAAGGTACGTAAATGGTTATTGAAAGTTGATAAGTTAGATAATTTACCTACTTGGTTAGTTCCACTTGATAAACGAGAGATTAATTTTACAGATATGGGAGAAGGGGACGGAAGAAATCAAGAATTATTTAATTATATTTTAAGATTACAATCTGCTGGATTAGTTAAAGAAGAAATTAAAAGTACAATAAGAATAATAAACAAATATATATTAAAAGAACCAATGCCAGAACATGAAGTTGATATAATTACGAGAGATAAAGCATTTTTAAAAGAATCATTTTACATTAAAAATAAGTTGCAATATGAAAAATTAGCTAAATTTTTAATAACTGAAGAACACATTGTAAAAATTAATGAGCAACTTCATATTTATAAGGACGGATATTACTCAAATAACATAATAGATATTGAAAAGAGTATGCTGAAATACATACAAAATTCAACTAAAACACCTAGAGGTGAAATATTAAGATATTTAGAGTTATTATGCAGCAATAAACAAATTACTAACTCTAAATATATAGTTTTTAATAATGGAGTATTTAATCTTGAAACTAAAGAACTTTTAGACTATTCGCCAGAATACATAATTAAAAACAAAATACCTCACAATTATAATCAAGCTGTTTATCATGAGTTATTAGATAAGACTTTAAATAAGATAGCTTGTAATGATAAAAAATTAAGAGCAACTATTGAAGAAATGATTGGTTATACACTATTAAGGCGTAATGAATTAGGTAAGAGTTTTATTTTAACAGGTAACGGATCTAATGGTAAATCAACTCTTTTAGATTTAATTATGGAACTATTAGGAGAGGATAATGTATCATCAGTATCACTTAAAGAATTAAATGATAGGTTTAAAACATTTCAACTAGACGGAAAATTAGCGAACATAGGTGATGATATTTCCAACGAATACATCCAAGATAACAGTACATTTAAGAAATTAGTAACAGGTGAAAAAGTTAATGTAGAGAGAAAAGGAAGGGATCCATACGATTTTAAAAACTACTCCAAACTTATTTTTAGTGCGAATGAACTTCCAAGAATTAACGACCTCAGCGGTGGACTTAAGAGACGTATATTATTTATACCTTTTAACGCAGTATTTAGTAAAAAAGATCCAGATTATGATCCTTTTATAAAAGATAAAATAACTACTCCAGAGGCTTTGGAATATTTATTAAAAATAGCCATAGATGGTTTATACCGAATATTAGATAATAATAATATTACAGTTTCTAAGGCATCTCAAGAAGTATGGAATGAATATGAACAAATAAATAACCCTGTAGTATCATTTATCGAAGAAAATAAGATAGAAAATGAATCAATCAATGATGTATTTAGAAAATATCAAATGTGGTGTGTAGAATCAGGACTAAAACCTTTATCTAAAATAGTATTTGGAAAAGAAGTAAGAAAACAAGGCTACAATAGTAATAAATCGATAAGAGTAGAAGGTAAACAAGTTAAAATTTATAAACTAGACTAAAAATGTTACTAGAATTTGTATAATAAGTTAAGTAATATCAACAGTTGAGACTGTTTTGTTACTAGAATGTGACTGAAATTTCAAATTCTAGTAACGCGTTCAACAGTAGTAATAGCAAGAGTTACAACTAGTTGTGTTACTGAAATACTAAAATATCATTTCTTAGATTATAAAATAAATAATGAGCTAATATATATATATAAAGAAATTATATAGATTAGTAACGGGTTTCAGTAACACATTATATACTTAAAATATTGAAATATACATATTTAGTAGTGTTACCAGAATATTTTAAAACTAGTAACATTTTAGTAACAAAAGGGGTGAATATATGATTGAATTAAATAATTATGAAAAAGTAGAAAAATTATTAGAGAAATATGCTGAGATTGATATAGATATAAAAGCACTTGAATATCAAATTAAAATTGAAGATATAAAAGGATTATCATACAATGATATGCCAGGATCACCAATTCCTTGCAATGCATCACCTGTAGAAATTCAATTGAATAATATTGAAAAGCTTAAAATAGATAAGAGTATCTTAGAGTTTGAAAAAGACTCAATTGATAATATGTTAAGAGTTTTAGATGATACTGAAAAAACTTTAATCAAGTATAAATTCATTAATAAATTACAATATAAACAGATAGCACCTAAGATGAATATGAACCAAGACTATTTAGCAGAAAAGAAATCAAGAATAATTGATAAACTCATACCATATGCATTGCGATATAAATTAATATAAGTTAATACTAAGTAATAACTTATAATCAACTTAGACACAACCAATATAACATGTGTTATTATTATATTATAGAAATACTAGATAAACCGATATGTTAATTCGTATCGGTTATTTTTTATGTCTGAATATATGAACGAGGAGGTGTAAATATAATGAGTAAAGTTAACAAGGGGGGAAGGCCTTTTAAGTTTACAGATCCAGATAAATTAGATATTCAAATAGAAGATTTCTTCAAATGGTGTAATGAAAATAATAAGATACCTACTGTAACCGGATTAGCTGTGCATTTAGATACTGATAGATTAACATTGTTACATTATGAAAACAGTTTGGATAACCCTGCATATGATAAGTTAGATTATGATGTGAAAGTAAGGTTGATAAACTCGATAAAAAGAGCTAAGCAAAGAGTAGAATCAGAGTATGAACAGGCCTTATTTAATAAGAATAGTGCTGTTGGAGCTATATTTACCCTTAAGAATAACTATAAATGGGTAGACAAACAAGAGGTAGAGCAAACAAATAAGACTATTGAAGTTACATTGGAAGATTAATCATTGGAAGAAGTGATTTATATAATTAAATATTACTTTCATTAGAGTATACCTATATGAAACTATTAAATAATATATAAAAAATGTTTCAAAAGAGTATAAAAATAAAATTTGAAACGTTTCAAAAATAAACTTGACTTTATTGAAATACAAAATTAAAATTAAAGTATAAAATATAAAATGATTTGTGAATGAGGTGGGGTACATTCTAAATATAAATTGATTGCCATCTTCGCGGTTAGAAAAAATATTTTTTCAAAATAAAAGGTCGAATTCAATATAATTTTTTATATAATAATTTAAGAGTCAGGGAGGTATTACAAATGGGCAAAGTATTTAATTATATAAGGGTATCAAGTAAGGAACAAAATGAAGCAAGACAAGTTGAAGCAATGAACAAATTTAATAAGGAAAATGGACTTATTAATCCAATAGAGCTTATTGATAAAGCAAGTGGAACTAATGCAGATAGAGAACAACTACAATTATTATTAAAAGTAGTTAGTAAAGGTGATTTAGTAATAATAAAATCAATAGATAGATTATCAAGAAACTATAGAGAATGTAAGCAACTATGGGAGGAAATAACTTCTAAAGGTGCGGACATCGTAGTAATAGATATGCCAATGCTAGACACCAGACAATATAAAGACTTATTAGGCAATTTCATAAGTGACTTAATATTATCAGTCCTTGGATATGTAGCAGAACAAGAAACAGAATTTAGGAAGCAAAGACAACTAGAAGGAATAGCAATAGCCAAAAAAAAAGGTGTCTACAAAGGACGTAAAAAAATAGAAACAAATGACAATTTCATAGAAGTTTATAATAGTTGGAAACAAGGTAATATAACTGCTGTAAAAGCTATGGAAGAGTTAGGATTAAAGAAAAATACTTTTTATAGAAGAGTAAAAGAATATGAGGAAAACGGTAGTAAGTAATGATATAATAGTCTTAATAAAAAGGGGGATTATGGTATGAAAATAGGAATGAGAAAACCTTCATTGAAGAAAAGTATTAAGGCTAGAACTACTGGCAAAGCTAAAAGAGCACTTAAAAAAGCTGTAATACCTGGTTATGGGAAGAAGGGTACTGGATGGTTAAAGGACCCAAAGAAGGCTGCTTACAATAAAGTTTATAAAAAGACAACTTTTAGTATCTTTGATTTATTTAAATAGAGGATATTGTCATATTTTGTAAAATTATTTCTATTGAAGGGGGAATATTTATGGATATTAAAAAGTATGAGTTTGAAATTACTCATATTATAAATGAATTAGATAATTTAGAGAATGGTGTTTTCTACGAAGAAGGATGTAATCCTCATCCTGGAACCGATAGTGCTAAAACAATTGCAAAAAATGTTAAGCAAAGTTTTATAGAATTAGTTGGTAAAATTAAAAATAATGAACCTGGTATATTTGATTAATTATACTTAAGAACTCTCAATACCGAGGGTTCTTTTTATATTACCTTAAAAGGAGGTGATTTACTGCTGTGGCTAATACAAAATTCAAGATATCTAAGAAATGCTTTAATGATGCTTATTTACCACAACTAGAAAATCATAATTCTAGATTTAATGTATTTTATGGAGGTGCTGGTAGTGGTAAATCCCACTTTGTATTTGCTAAGATGGTATTTAAATATTTAAAGTACCCTAATAGAAAATGTTTAGTTGTCAGAAAAGTAAGTAATACATTAAGAGATTCATGCTTTGCTTTGGTGAAAAGTATTCTTAGTGATTGGCAGCTATACGAACAATGCAAGGTTAATAAAACGGATTTAACTATTGAACTTCCTAATGGGAGCCATTTTATTTTTAAGGGTATGGATGATCCAGAAAAGATTAAATCTATTGCTAACATAGACGATATAGTAGTTGAGGAATGTACTGAAATTGATGAATTTGACTTTGACCAATTATCTTTAAGACTTAGATCTAGAAATCCTTATAATCAAGTGCATTGTATGTTTAACCCTGTTAGTAAAGAGAATTGGGTATACAAAAGATGGTTCAAAGAAGGTGCTGTTTATAATAAAGAAAATACAGTAATTTTACATACCACTTATAAAGATAATAAGTTCTTACCTAAAGAATATATAGAAAACTTATTAGATATGGAGAGAACTAATCAAGCATATTATAGAATTTATGCTCTGGGCGAATTCGCTACACTTGATAAACTAATATATACAAATTGGAAAGTTGAAAACTTTGATTATAGGCAAATTTTAAAAAAAGCTAAGGGAAGTAAAGCAATATTCTCTCTAGACTTTGGTTTTACTAATGATCCTACTGCTTTTGTATGTAGTATTTTAGATGAAATTAATAAAAAAATATGGATATTTGATGGGTTTGAGAAAAAGGGACTTTTAAATGATGAAATAGCAAATAAAATTATTGGAATGGGATATAGAAAAGAGGTCATAACCTGTGATAGCGCTGAACCTAAATCTATTGAAGAATTAAAACGTAATGGACTTGATAGAGTTCGAGGTGCTACGAAAGGTAAAGATAGTATAATAAATGGAATTAACCTATTGCAACAATATGAAATCATTATTTTGCCGTCATTAACTTGGATAATTGAGGAATTTAAAAATTATACTTGGAAAAAAGGTAAAGATGGAGAATACATTAATGTTCCTATAGACAAATACAATCATAGTTTAGACTCTTTAAGGTATGGAGTTACAACAGAAATTGGAACTAAAAAAATAACCTTATCATTTTTAGATAGGTCAGCATTATTTTAGAAAGGAGGATTTATATGGGATTCTTAGATGAGAATAAAGAGCTTTTGAATAACATAAAAAATGATTTTGAATCTAGAAAAATAATCTATGATAAAATCTATGATTACTGTGTAACTGGTAAAAGTGAAGCTTATATGGATTATAAAAATAATCCCAAAAGAAGTAATTTAAAAGTAAGAACGAATTTTATTAAGAAGTTTATAAAGGAAGAAGTATCATATCTGCTATCTAATAAACCAACATATATCAGTAAAAGTGATAATTCTAAAGAGATTGAATTTATTAATTTTAAGCTATCACATTGGAACAAAAATCATGACAAAATGTTACTTAGAGATATGTTGTCTTACGGAAGTGTATTTGAATTATACTATACTTCAGAAATCGGTGAGGAAGTGGTATTTAATTCTAAGATAGTGAGTCCGAGAGACGGTTATTTATTAACTGATGATTTTGGAAATAGTAAGATGTTTTTTAGGTTCTTTAAAAAGAAGTTTGATACTAAGCAATATATAGATATTTACACTCCTAACTTAATTTATCATGTAGATGATAGTTTTACCGAAGTTTCTAAGGCTACTGAGAACATATTTAGAGAAGTTCCTATTAAGGTTGGACATGTTAGTGCCTATAAGGAACATGATACATTATTTAATGAACTTAAAGACCTTCAAGATGCCTATGAAACTAATTTATCGGATATAGTTAATGAAATATCTGATTACAGGTTAGCTTACTTAATTATGCTTGGATGTAGTGTAAATTATAAAGATAAAGATGAATATGGGAAGACTCAGCTGGATTATATGAAGGAAAAGGGGATTATCAATGCTAATGAGAAAGATGTAATTATTAAGTTTTTAACTAAAGATATAAATGATACATTTATTCAAAACACATTAGATACTCTTAAGAAAAACATATATGAAATTAGTAATCATATTGATACTAATGAAAAGCTACAAAGTAATACTTCTGGAAGTGCTTTAAGAAATAGGTTAATAGGATTAGAACAAAGAGTAAGAGATAGTGAAGGATCTATAAAAAATATAATTCAAGGTAGAATGTATTTTTTATTTAAACTATTTAATAAGCTTGAAAATGTCAATTATGATTATAGAGACATATCTGTTAAATTCACTTTGAATATTCCACAGGATGATTTACTAATGGCCCAAACACTAAGTCAGTTTGGAATAGGTGAGAATATATCGTTAAAAACCGCTTTAACTCAATTAAGTTTTGTGAATAATCCGGACCAGGAGATAAAATTAATTGAAGAGTATAAAAAAGACCATGAGGTTGATATAGATAAAGTCTTAGGTGATGAATATGAGCAAGAATAAACATGACGAAGAATTAGAGTTTACTGAAAGCCTTTATGATGAAGCTGAAGAACAAATAAAAGATGTTTACAGAGAACAAAAGAAGAGTAGAGATAATCTTCTCAAAGAATTAGCATTAATAATGTTGTCCTATACTGTTTTAGATGGCCTAATGAGTCTTACAAGCAAAGATAAAAAGAAAGAGTATAATAGACTATCAAATATTATAAAAACAAACTATAAGGCAACTGGAGAGATACAAAATGGTGTTATAACAGATATTCTTACTAAGGCGGTTAATAATACACTCAATTTTTATTCTTATAATGCCGGATTGAAAGATGTACAAGAAATAATTGATAAAAATTTTAAAGGAAAACATTTTTACAATAGAGTATGGGATAATGAAAAAGATACAGCAGAACATCTTCATAAACAAGTTAATAATTTTCTTAACGGAAAGGTAAATGTTAATCAAATTAAGAGAGATATAGAGAAAACATATAATACCAGTGCCTATAGTGTTAAAAGGCTTGTAGAAACAGAAGTTAATAGATGCTCCAGTAATGCTTTTGATAGATTTTGTAAAGAAGTAGGAGTCAAAAGAGTGAAATACAATGCAACTTTAGATAGTAGGTTGTGTAGTGATTGCTCTCAATATCATGATAAAATATTTGACTTTAAAGATAAAATAGAAGTCCCTAGACATCCATTATGTAGATGTTTTTATACTATAGAAGAGGATGAGAGTGCTTTAGATAAAACTGACTATATGTCTAATAGATTCGTTCCGGAATTTGGAGAAGGAAGAGAGATTAAACTTGATAACTTGTCAATAAATGAAAAAAGAGTATCCAACAGTAACTTTAATATGTGGACTGATGTTGATGCAACGAAGAAAAATAAAGCAGTAAGGCTATATGAAAAGAAAATCAATAGTGTTATAAAAACTCTACCAGAGGGGCTTGATTTACCTAAATTTTCTATTATAGACTTTGAAAAAGTGGGACTTAATAGAAAAGCTATTGGAGGTTATAGGAGAGAACTTGATACAATATTTATAAATAGTAAATATGATACAGATGCTAAGATATTAAAATATCTAAAACACAATGAAGGCTATTTTGCAAGCGTAGAATCAAATTCACCGCTGTTACATGAATTAGGGCATAAATATCATTATGATTTAGCAGATAAAATTGCTAAGAAATACAATATAGGCTATAATGAAGCTAAAGAGAGATTTGATAAATCTATTGAAGAATATATTCGCAATAAAGATCATATTATTTCTAGACATATTAATAATAATATTAGTGGATATGCTGCAGATGAATTTGAAAAAAATAAAATTTTTAATTCAAATAAAAGGATGAACGAATTAATGGCAGAATATTTTACAGTTAAAGATAACGATAATGAATTAATTAAATTTATAAATTCTAAAATAAAGGAGATGACTAAAAATGATGATTAATTCTAAGTATTTTAAAGAGAAAAAAGATTTGCAAAATAAATTTTATGATTATACTGAGCCAACAGAAGAAAAAAATTATCCATTGGGATATAAGGTTAAAGATGACGCTCCTGAAGAAACTAAAAAAGCATTTAAAAAATATATGGAAATTTTGGAAAAAGAATTTAAGGAAAACGAAAAAGCAAAGTCACCATTCGCATAATTAAGCACTTACTTGGATAAAGAGTAGGTGCTTTTATTATGCATAAAATTAAGTCTTAGGAAACTAAGGCTTTTCATTATGCCCTAAATATGGCATTAAACTGTTTAAATAATAGATTTTTAACTATATAGGGTTAGTAATAAAACTATGTAGGGGAGGAGTAAAGTAATGAAAAAGAGTGAATTAATGGAACTGATTAAAAGCATAGCTGATGACGCTGATATAGATGAAACTATAAAAGGTAGTAATCTAGCTGAGCTGTTCAAAAAGGATTTAGCTTTGGATGAGGTTAAAAACTTTATTGAAACTAATCAAGATGGTAAACAGTACCTTCAATCATACGGAGATAAAAGGGTTACTGATGGGATTAAAAGCTGGAAGGAAAAGAATCTTCAAACTCTAATTAATGACGAAGTCCTTAAGGCTACAGGTAAAAAGAAAACTCCAGAGCAACTTAAAATTGAAGAACTAGAGAAAAAGATGTTAGAAAGTGAAGCGAAAGCACAAAAAGCTGAAAAAGTATCTAAATATAAAGATGTGCTTGCAGAAAAGAAAATACCTACGGAGATGATTGATTACTTTCTAACTGATGATGAGGAAACTACAAACACTAGAATTGATAACTTTAGCACTTATGTAAATGACATGGTTAATTCTAATGTAAAAGAGAAAATTGCTAATGGTAGTTATACTCCTCCAGGTGAGAATGGAGCAGGAGATTTAACAGTAGATGATTTAGCAAAAATGATGATGTAAAAATAAAAATTTAAATTAAGGGAGAATGATAATATGGCAAATACAATTGCATACGCAACATTATTTCAACAAGCTTTAGACAAGGCAGCAGTAGCAAAACTAACATCTGGATGGATGGATGCTAATGCAGGACAAGTTATTTATAACGGAGGGAAAGAAGTTAAAATCCCTAAAATGAACATGGACGGCTTAGGTGATTATTCAAGATCTAATGGATTTACACAGGGTTCTATAACCCTAGAATATGAAACTAAGACTATGACACAAGATAGAGGAAGAACATTTATGTTAGACTCTATGGATGTAGATGAATCAAATTTTGTGGCTAATGCTACGAATGCTATGGGTCAATTCCAAGCTACTAAGGTAGTTCCTGAAATTGATGCTTACAGATATTCAAAAATAGCTAGTTTAGCTATAGCTGGGAAAGTGGCCAATGGTGGAAATACAATAGATGAAACAAATGTATTAAAACTTTTAAAAGCTGATATTACAGCTATAGAAGATATAGTTGGAGATATTCCATTGGTAATAACAATGTCAACTCCTATATCTGCTATACTAGATGACAATGAAAAAATAAGCAAAAGATTAGATGTTACTGAATTTACTAAAGGAGATATTACAACTAAAGTAAAATCATTTGATGGACATCCAATAGTTAAAGTTCCAAGTGCTAGAATGAAAACTGCTTATACATTCTATGATGGTAAAACATCTGGACAAACTGCTGGTGGGTTTGTAGCTGCTACTGAAGCTAAAAATATTAACTGGATAATAACTCCAATGTATGCTCCAATAGCAGTTAATAAAACTGATAAGATTAGAATATTTGATCCAAACGTAAATCAAGATGCAGATGCTTGGAAATTAGACTATAGAAAATACCATGACCTTTGGATTATGGATGAAGCTCTTAAAATATGTAGAGTTAATATAAAAGAAGCTTTAGTTTAGGACTGGGTAAAGTACCCAGTCCTTTCTTTGTGGAAGGAGATTAGAATATGGAATTTAAATATCAATTAATAAGAATGAATGTAGTTAAAGTTACAAATGATGACGATGTGAGAGATAAACTTATTAGACAAGGATTTGAATTAATACAAAAGAAAAAGGTTGTTCCTGTGGAAGATGTTAATCAATTAACTGTAGAAAAGCTTAAAGAATTAGCTAAAGATAAAGGCTTAGAAGGCTATAGTAAGTTATCGAAAGATGAATTGATAAAATTGCTTGAAGAAAATTAGGTGATATTATGGAAATGTCTACTGAAGAAAAAAAGGCTATAGCAGTTATTAGAAATTATTTAAATGTTGATTGGGAAGATAGTTACATTTTATCTGAATATGATTTTGTGGTAGATCAACTAATACAAAATAGTAAAGCTTCCAAAAGTTCTGACATAAAATCTATGTCAGAAGGCAATCAATCTGTTACCTATAAAGATAATTCTGGACCATGGACTATTACAGATGATATTAAGTCTATGTTACCTAAGCCTTATATTAAACTTTTTTATTAGAGGTGATGCTATGGGAGTATTATTTAAAAATACAGATATAACTATCTACAATAGATACTACGATAACTCTTTAGGAGCTGATAAATATCAAAGAACAATTATCAAAGGTGTTAATTGGCAAGGTAAAAGGAATGGAATTGTAAGTGATAAAGGATTACTTTTAGCTGATAGCACACTTATTTTCATAGATAAACTAGATAATTATATAAGTCCTAAAAGATTTGCTAAGTTATCTGATGAAGATAGAAAAAAACATTTTACTTTGGGCGTTGGAGATAAAGTTGTTAAGGGTGAAGCTGATTTTGAGATAACAGGAGTTAAGCCATATCGAATCTGTGACTTAGAAAATGAGTTTGATAACGTCATAGGTATTAAGTCTGTGAACGATCTATCAAGCCACTTTGAGGTGGAAGGGGTATAGTATGGCAACTAAAGTTAGAATAGAAATGGATGACACACAAAAAATAATGCTTAAAAGACATCTTAATGAGAACGGCGAAGCTCAAGTTAAATTTACACAAGAAGTAGCAAAAGAATGTAATAATTATATACCATATAATGCCGGTAGACTTAAAGATATGATGGTTGAATTACAACCGAGTAAGATTATTTACAATGCTCCTTATGCAAAAAAAACTTACTATACCAATAAGGGTTTAGGAAAGCAAGGAGAGGGTATTGGTGGATTACGTGGAAAGATGTGGGATAAAAGAATGTGGTCTGATAAGGGGAATGCAATTGTGCAAAAAATAGCTGAATTTGCAGGAGGAAGAAACAGATGATAATTAAAGCATTAAGAGATTACATTAGAACTTGTCCTCATTTAGATACATTTAATAATGCTATAAAGGTTAATGTAAATTATCTAGAACCTGAAACAGATACTTATTCAATAGAAGAAGTTCCTATAGAACCAATATTAAAGACGTATGTTAATGGTGACAGTATAAGGCAATATGCTTTTATATTTACATCTAGGGAGCCTTATGGAGTTGATGTATTACAAAATATCGATAACTCAGGATTTTATGAAAAATTTGCTGATTGGATAGAAAATCAAAATAACAATGAAATATTTCCATTATTAACTAATAGATTGGAGCCGCTGGAAATCAAGGTTACATCTACTGGATATGCATTTACAGTAACAGAAGATACTGCTCAGTTTCAAATACAGTTAAGATTGAAATATTTCAAGAAAGGAATGAATTAGATGGGAATTAGAAAAAGAAAAGTACAAGCCAATTACTTGAAGGTGAATGAAGCTTTCGAACTATTAGGAGCGGGTTTTACTGAACTTAATGAAAGTCCTAGTGCACAAACAACTTCTAAAAGATATATAAATCAATCTAGTGCAAGTCAAAGTATTACAGGATACGAATGGACGACTTCATTTAATGCTGATCAAATAGTAAGTGAAAAAGCTATAGAATATATTAGAAATATTGGGGAAATGCAATTAACAGGGCCCGATACAGAAACAGAATATTTAATAGTGGATTTAGATAAAGAAGGAAACACACAAGGAAGTTATAGAGCAAGAAAGTTTAAAGTAGCTATAGCAGTTGATAGTTTTAGTGATAATGATGGGGAGTTGGGCATTGAGGGTTCTTTCTTGGGTATAAGTGATCCAGTTGAAGGAACTTTTGATACCAGTACAAAAACATTTACTGAAGGTTTCACGGTTAAAAATGAGTAGGAGGGTTATATGATAGTTAATGGAGTAGAATTAGAAGATATAGATATCTATGATCTTGAGGTAGCTGAAAGATATGAAAGGACTATGTCAAGTTTTGCAGAGATTGGAGATAAGGTTAAGAGCTTAGATGGAGCTGAAGGTATTAGAGAGATATGTAATCGTGTATTCGATGTATTTAATAAAATGTTCGGAGAAGGTGCTGATAAAAAAATTTTTGGAAATAGAGTTAACTTATTGACTTGTTTAAAAGCTTTAGAGGAATTTCAGTTGCAAATTAATGATCAAAAGAAAGAGATTGAAAAATTAGCCAATAAATATTCACCTAATAGAGCTCAAAGACGTTCTAAAAAATAATGAATATTTTAGTTGATTTATTGCCTAAAAAAGTCACTATTGATAACAAAGAATATAAAATTAATAGTGACTTTAGGACTTCAATTTTGTTTGAATTATTAATGCAAGATGGCTCTATAGGGGAAAAAGATAAAATCCTTATGGCTTTGGAATTATATTATTCAAAGATACCTGTAAATATCAATGAAGCTATAGAACAAATGCTATGGTTTTATAGATGTGGCAAAGATATAAAAAAATCTAAAGGAAATGGTAAAGGTAAGAGTATAACTCAAATTTATTCCTTTGAGTATGATGATGATTATATCTACGCTGCATTTATGGACCAGTATGGAATTGATTTACAAGATATAGAATATATCCACTGGTGGAAATTTAAAGCGCTATTTAAATCTTTAAAAGAAGATAATGAAATCGTTAAGATAATGGGCTATCGAAGTGCAGATTTATCTAAAATTAAGGATAAAGAACAAAAATCTAATTATAAATATATGAAAGAACTTTATAAAATTCCTATACTTCAAGATGAACGAGAAAAATTAGATGAGATAACAAATGCTTTATTAAGTGGTGATGACGTAAGTAAATTATTGTAATGTGAAATTACAAAAGTATATAAATTAGTATATAATAATTTATATACTAATTTATTCAAGGGGGAAACTTAAAAGTGGGATTTAAAGATTTTATAAAGGAAGCTATAGAGGAAGAAAAAAATAAAACTCCTGAGCAAAAACAAAAGGAGAAAGAGGATAAAGAGAATAAAAAGCTCGATAAAATATATGAGCAGTATAAAGATTACTTGTTAGATGATGAAAAAATAATATTTCATACATCTAATTCTAAAGGATTATATTTATTTCTAGACAAAAGAATCTTATTCTGTGATGACAGATTAAGAAAAGGAACTAAGCCTGAATATCATACTATACCGTATGAAAATATAAAAAGATTTACGATAGAAAAAGCAGGTTTAACTGATTTAGATACAGACATTAAGCTATTTTTAGGTGGAGGTCAAGAAGAATCTATAACACTTAAAGTACCAATTGACTCTACAAAAACAATAAATAGAATAATATTAAGTGAAATACTATAAAACACTAGATCTCTAGTGTTTTTTTATTTTATTGAGAAGGTGATTAAGAATAGAAAATATACGTTGTGTAAATTGCAATCAGCTGTTACTAAAGGCTGATCATGTTAAAGGTGAGATAAAATGTCCTCGTTGTAAAAAAATCAATAAATTAGAATTTGAATCAAAAGACAGAGCCTAGAGCCACACCTTAGAGTAGTGAGCCAGTGCCTGCTTTTTTTATTTTTATAAAGAAAGTGGGTGAATTAATGGCTGATGGCAGAATTATAATTGATACAGAAATTGATAGTTCTGGTGTGAAAAAAGGGATAAGTAATATTGGAAGTTTAGCTAGTAATGCATTAGGAATTGCTGCAAAAACCACAGCTGCAATGGTTACCGTAGCTACAGGAGCGGTTGCAGCATTAACAAAAGTATCTATTGAACAGTATGCTGAATATGAACAGTTGACTGGTGGAGTTGAAACATTATTTAAAAGCAGTAGTGATAAAGTAATGGAATATGCAAACAATGCATATAAGACAGCTGGAATGTCTGCAAACGAGTACATGAGTACCATTACAGGATTCTCTGCTTCACTATTACAAGGACTCGGTGGAGATACTAAAAAAGCTGCTGAAATAGGAAATTTAGCTGTTACTGATATGGCTGATAATGCCAATAAAATGGGTACAGCAATTGTAAATATACAAAATGCATATCAAGGATTTGCAAAGCAAAATTATACTATGCTAGATAACTTGAAGCTTGGTTATGGTGGTACAAAAACAGAAATGCTAAGGCTTCTTGCGGATGCGCAAAAACTTACTGGTGTTAAATATAATATTAGCAATTTCAATGATGTAATAGAGGCTATCCACGTAATTCAAGGTCAAATGGGGATAACCGGTACTACGGCAAAAGAAGCTGCTTCTACTATCGAAGGTAGTTTGAACATGACTAAATCAGCATGGACTAATTTATTAACTGGTATGGCTGATGATAATGCTGATTTTGATACACTAGTAGATAATTTAGTTAATAGTGTGAGTGCTTTTGGTGTAAATTTATTACCAAGAATAGAAATTGCCATAAATGGGATTGGACAGTTAATTGATAAACTACTTCCACCAATTATTAATAAACTGCCTGAATTAATAAATTCTATATTACCTGGTATGGTAAGTGCGGGAGTCAATGTAATATCTTCACTTGGAAATGGTATTCTTGAATCATTGCCAACAATTATAAATTTAGGCATACAAGTAATTCAAACCCTTATCACAGGTATACAGAACAATTTACCTGCAATTGCAACAGGAGCAATAAATATAATAATGTCATTAGTAAATGGAATAGTAGAAGTTCTTCCTATGCTTTTGGAAGTTGGGTTACAGGCTTTAATAGCTTTAGGGCAAGGAATTGCAGAAAATCTACCTTCATTAATCCCAACTATCGTAAATTTAATAATATCAATGTGTGATACTATAATTGAAAATTTACCATTATTAATAAGCGTTGCTATAAATATTATACTAGCTTTAGTACAAGGATTAATAACTGCTTTACCAACTTTAATTGCAGAAGTTCCTAGAATAATAAATAGTTTTGCTGATGCAATTAATGGTGCTTTTCCACAGATACTCATGGCAGGTATTCAAATTATAGGAATGCTCATTAAAGGATTGATACAAAGTATACCTACTTTAATAGCTAATATACCAGCTATTATAATGGCTATAGTTAATGCAGTTACATTATATAATTGGTGGAAATTAGGTAGTTCAGTGGTGACTAAAATCGGTGATGGGATTGAAGCGCTTGGCCCTAAAATAGGTAATATAGCAAAAGGTGTTGCTAATTGGGTTGGAAAATCAATAACTAATGTTTTCAAAGGTGGATTATCTTGGGGTAAAAACCTAATTTCAAGTATTGGCCAAGGATTTTCTTCTATGATTAGTTTTTTAGGTAGTTCGGCCCGTTCAGTAGCAACTAATGCATTAAATGCAATTAAAACTAAATTTTCTGATGGTGTTAATATAGGCAAAAATCTTATGGAAGGTATCTGGAATGGTATAAAAAACACGAAACAATGGATATTAGATAAAATAGGAGGCTTCGCAGGCACTATTATTAGTGGAATTAAAGGTGCCTTTGATATAAACTCTCCATCAAGAATAATGAGAGATTTAATAGGTGTAAATATTGTTAGAGGTATTGGAGTAGGTATAGATGTAGAAACTCCTAATTTACAAAAAGATATTGACTCTAATATGAGTGATTTGGCATATAAGATGCAGTCCACAGTTAATGCTGAAATGTCTAAGGTATATGTAAATGCTAATGCAAGTTCAACGAATAATATTAAGAGCCAAACTACAGCTATAGCTAGACTTAACGATGATGACATAGAAAGATTCGAAAAAGCAATAAATGAGAAGCCTACAGTATTACAACTAGATGTAGACGGCAAAACATTCGCCAATGCCGTTGCAAAACCAATAAAAGATGCTACTGATACTATTGAAAATAGAAGGAAAAGGCTTGGAGGTGTTACATAGTGTTAAATTATAATTATGCAAATCTTGAAGAGTATGTAAAGGTTATAAGCATAGAGACTACTTTGATATCTAGCAGAGAAAATTATTCTATTGATATCCCAAGTCGACATGGAGAAATATACAATGGGTATAAGTATAAAAGTAAAAAGATAAAAGTAAAAGTTGATGTACGAAGAAGTAGCGATGAAGATTACAGAGAAACTTTAAATCAAATAGCGATGATTTTAGATGTGAATGGAGTAAAGCCTTTATATATTGATGATAGTGAAAGATACTATTTGGCTATTCCAGAAGGAGATTTTGATATAGATAAGTTATGTAAAGGGATTGGTAGTATTGAGATTAATTTCATATGCTACAGTCCCTTTTCTATTTCAGAAGAAGTAAAATTGTTTGAGAGTGATGCTGAAATGATTAATAATAGTAAAATAAAACGCATTTATGTTGAAAATAATGGAAGTGCTATAACAATGCCTCTTATTAACATTGGATTTGGGAATAATGCAAATTTTGTTGCTATTACTAATAAAACTACAGGTCAAACAATGATGATTGGTAATAATAGAAACTCAACTACCGAAATAGTAAACCCTACTTATTACCTAAAAGATGAAATGGAAAGTACAGAAGGTTGGTCGGTAGGTACTTCGTGGATTGACACAGGCAGAAATAATGCAGGTACATTAACAACTTCTACAAGCGGTCAAGGACTTACTGTTGGAGATTACGGTGGCGAAGGAACTGGTCAATGGTATGGTACTAGTGCCAGAAAAAATCTAGAAGTTTCAGCTCAAGACTTTGAAATGAAGATTAGATGTTCAATAAATTCTACCGGTATTAATGGAGACCCTTATCATGTCGAAAATAAAACCAATGATGATAAGGAAATGGTTAAGACTTATTATTTGAAACCTTCTAAAAGTTGTACAGTTAGAGCAAGTAAGAGTAGTAAAGGTAAAAAACTAGGTATAATAACTAGTTCATATAAGATAACAAAATATACAACTGAGAATGGGTGGGTTAAGTTTACTTATAAATCTAAAACAGGGTATGTCAAAAGACGTTCATTGAGACTAATGGCCAAGACTAAAAGTGTTACAGGTACTGCTAAAAATTTTGTAACATTAGAATATACAGCAATTAGAACTTCACCAAGAAAATCTTCTAAAAATAAATATACTATCCCTACTGGAAAGGTAGTTAGATGTTTATTCACTAATCCTATTTCAGACCCTGACAAATTAGATAGAAAGTATTATAAACTTGCTAAAAAATACAATGGTCATACTGGCTATGTTGCAGTAGCTAATTTAGTACAAGCAAGTGATGCAGAATTTGAGTGGGAAGAAGAGCTAGATGTGGCAGATAATAAGCAAGGTATAGTTGAAATATACGGGTATGCATCTAACGGAACTAAACTTTTTAAAACTATGTTGTGTGACGAATCAGAGTATTACGAGCATGTATACCCAGAGTTTTTTGTTGGTTCAACTTCTATTTATAGCTATCAAAAGACTACCCCTGCCCCTAAGAAAAAGGTTACGAGTAATGGAAAAGATACTATAACTACAGATTATTTATTATCTGGAAGATACGGAAGTTTTAATGAGTTTTACGGAGAAATATTGGTTAAAAGAGTGGGTAAAACATGGAAGTTTATTATATCAAAAATAGTGGATGATCAAACGACAATAACAAAGACAAAAACTTATAAAACAAGTAGTTACCAAGATGAATTGTCTGCCGTAGTAATTTATATGGGGGCAAGGGGTGACAAGCAAAATACTGTAGCAGTAACAGATGTTAGAGTTAAAAAAGTAAACAATAGTGGAAATATTTCTAATGCTACAGAGGTATTATTCCAACAAGGCGATATCTTATCTGTAAACTGTGAAAAAGGCAGGGTGTACCATGATGGAAAAGAGTTTTATAACTTTGATATAGGAAGTGAGTTTATAGAACTTGAAAACGGAACAAATGAGATAATCGTAAAATCAGATGATCCAGAAGTTAATTCATCAATACTATTTAACGAGAGGTGGTTATAATATGGTTAATATGATGCTCATATATGATAATTACCTTAATCCTATAGGAATATTATCCAACCAAGGACTCAATCCAATGAGTCCTTTTTTTGAGGATAAATTTATTCAAGAACTAGATACGGGAGCAGATACTCTTGAATTTAAAACTCTTAATAATAATTACACAAGTAATAAGCTAAAAGTAGGAAACTATGTAGGATTTAAGTTCCAAGGCAAAGTTAAGTTATTTCAAATTCTAGAAGTTACTGATACTCATGAAGGAGAAAATAAGGAAATTGAAATTTATGGGGAAATTGTTGGGTTAGAGTTATTAAATGATTATTCTGATACATTTACTATAGAAGGAAATGCTAAATTATTCTTTGATACAATACTTGCTGATACACGTTGGAGACTCAGATATATGTCCTCTACGCTTGAAAATAATATACAAAAAATAGAATATAAAGAAATGAAGAGTGTATATACTATAATTCAAGAAAATCTTGAAGTATTTGGAGGTCTAGAAATAGAATTTAGTGTAGGCTATTCGGGTAATAGGATAACTGGGTTTTATATAGACGTATACGCCAATGGTGAAAGAGGAAGATTGACAGAAAAAAGGTTCACATTCAACGAAAGCATGAAACTCTTACAAAGAAAATATTCTTTTGATAAGTTTTGTACAGCTGTAGTAGCAGAAGGCAAAAATGGCGTTACTATAAAAGATGTTGAATGGAAAAAGAGCGACGGAAAACCTACAAATAAACCTGCAGGAAGTATGTATCTTGTAGATGAAGATGCAAATCAATTATATAATAGAAATGGAAATTATATAGTAGGTAAATATAGTAATAATGAATGTGAATCGAAAGAAACTCTTTGCGAAGAAGCTTGGAATTACTTACAGGAGAATAAAGAGCCAAGGGTAGAGTATAAATGTGATGTGGCACTAGTTACAGAACAGTATGAAGATTTATACATAGGTGATACAAATTACATTATAGATTATGAATGGGTTCCTAGAATTTATCTTAGTTGTAGAGTTAGAGTACTTGAAATTTCATTCACTGACCCGTCTCAAAATAAAGTCATTTTTTCTAATTTCAAAGAGTTGACCAGTAGAATAAGAACTAATCAAATAGATATTGATGAGGAAGTTATACAAGGTATTATAGATAGGAACTTTCCAATTAATTCAGATAAAATTTTAGATGGAGCAATAACTAATGGCAAGATAGATCCTGCTTATGTTGAAGTTATAACGGCAGACGTAGTTGATGCTAGTATAGTTATAACAGAAACTTTGATAGCAGAAAATGTTGCAATATTAGATGCTAAAATTGATAACTTAGATGTTGCTACATTAACATCCGATATGGCAATTATTAAAAATCTTGTTGGTGGAAACATAACTATAGAGAATATAGGGTCATTAATACTAACAAGTAAAAAAGTAACTGTTGAGGATGCATTTATAAAAAATGCAATGATAGACAGTGTTAGCGCTGCTAAAATAAACACTGGAATATTAAACACTAACTTAGTAAATATTCAAAGTGGAGACGGTAGCTTAACGCTAAATGGAACTTTACAACAGTTCAAGGACGAAAATGGCAAAGTAAGAATACAAATGGGCAAAGACGCACAAGGTCATTTCACATTTGGTGTATTCGACACAACTGGCACGGGTACTTTAATAGATAGTAATGGTATTACAGAAAAAGCTATCAGTAATGGTTTAATAGTTAATAGCATGGTAAATGAAAATGCTAATATTAGCGGTGGGAAATTAGATATAGATAGTGTTATTACAGAAGTTAATAATGGTACTTCAACTATAAAGGGCAGTAAGATAAAATTAAATGAACAAAATCAAACTTTAGATGTAGCATTTAATAGTATGACTACTACTGTAACTGAACAAGGTAAAGCAGTAGGTAGCCACACTACTAGTATTAATGTCATGAAAGGTCAAATAGGAACTTTAATAAGCGATACAACTATTATGGAAGATGGTCAAAAAGTTACAGTTAAGGATGCTTATAGTAGATTAAATCAAACAGTCGGTGAATTTAGTGTGTCGTTAAAAAATGTTGAAACTGATTTTAAAAATATGGAAATTGGTGGAGCCAATATACTAGATAATGCAGATTTTAGACATGATAAAGATAAATGGAGCAACTCACATGGTTGTAATTTATATGTTATGCAATCATCATCGCCTGCTGCATTAGCATTAAATGATAAACTTATGAAAATACAGATTGCAACTGGACAAACATACGCTATGATGACACAAACACAAACATTAGTTGTGGGTCAGCAGTATACTGCCAGCGGGTATTTCTTTTTAGATAGTGAATACAATACTGCTAAACCGGGAATAAGAGTTTACTATAATAATAACGGTTGGAATGCTATTAGAACAGATTGTTTAATGACTGCAGAACAGATTGGGAAATGGGTAAAAATCACATGCACCTTTACACCAAATTCAATATATCCAGAAACAGTTATTACGTTTGGTTTAAATGGCAATCCTGGTCAATTCTGTTATGTAACATTACCTCAATTAGAAAAAGGTACAGTAGCAACTGATTTTTCAGTAAAACCAAAAGATATAGTAAATGATTTTAATGATATGGTTATAGGTGCTAGAAACCTTGTATCAAACTCAGCACCATCTAGCATTTCTGGATGGAGTTTAAATACCACAACTAATTGGAGCTATGCTCTAGTGGATTGCTCAAATGCAACTCGAGGTAAAGCTATAAGATGTACAAACATAAATAAAGCAAGTGGTGGTGTATATACATTCCCAATTAAAAAAGATGAGTTGATAAATGGAGAAACTTATACATTATCAGTAATGATGCGTGCATCTAACAGCAACATAAAAATGACCGTTAGACATGAGCAAATGATGGATTCATCTATGATTAGCATAGGTACAGCATGGAAACTAGTGACAACTACATCAAAGGTAGATACTACCAAGACATCAAAAGGCATAATATTCTATGTTGATATGAATACAATAAATCCTGGAGATTGGTTTGAGATACATTCCGTAATGTTTGAAAAATCTACCAAACCTTCTAATTATATGGAGGCGCCAGAAGATGTTGATGGGCAAATAAATTCACTAGGGACTAGAGTAAAGACAGCTGAACAAAAACTGACACCAAATGGATTAACTACTATTATTGGTGACTCTTATATAACACCAACTGTATTAGTTAACAAAGGTTATGCTACTACATCCGATGTGACGCACGCAGTAGGTAGTTGGTCGGCTAAATTCACTGAATCTGGTGGATATAATAAATTATATAATGGAGATTTTAAGAATGGTTTAACGCATTGGATTAAAGGTGGTAATATAGATTCGGTTATAGCTACAACATTAAGTTGTCCGGATAATATGCATGGTATCGACATGCCGGGTCAAATAGGTAAAACAGCATGTTATTCGCAAGAGTTTGCATATGATAGAATTGGAAAATTAACATTATCATATTGGACATATATAACTACTTCCGGTGTAAATGGTACAACTAACCCGTATAGTAATATACAAGTTGTAGTTTACTATACAGATGGAACAACAAGTTATTTATCATCTAAAACGCATTCTACCACTAATACATGGGAAAAAATTTCATTTACCATGAATTTATCAAAACGTCCTAATAAAATAAAAGTTGAATTAATCAATAGAGATACAACTAAGCGTTTGTATTTTTCAAATATTATGTTAGAATATGGTGAAATTTCAACAGAGTTTACTCCAAATCCAAATGAAATATATGATGGCATAACTTCGATAGATAAAGATGGAATTACAGTAGAAGCAAGTAATGTTAAGTCTAAAACTCATATAGGTGCAAATGGATTCAAAATCACGAAGACAGATACAAATGAAGATGTCTTTTCTGTCGGTTCAGATGGAAGACTAAATCTTGATGGGATATTTACAACTCATAACGGTTCTAGAAAATCAGGCTACTTTGGATTAGATTCAGTTAAATTTTATAACTGGTGGGAAGCTTCAAACGAAGTAATTGCTTATTTCTTTAGTGGTAAAAGTGACGATAACAAAAGAACTGCTGAAATGTTAGGAAAAGATTGTTTTAAACTAGGAATAGGAGAACCAGGTGGTAAAGGTGGAAATATCATTAAAGGTACTAAATCTAAATTAGAGATATATGCTGACACTGATTTTGAAAATAATAAAATACAAAATCTTAATTCTATTAACGAGAATAAATATACAGACTTATGGATAAGTCGACTTTTTATAAGAAATAATCAAATTAATAATAATATTGATTCGGGTAACTTATGGCTTAACTATTGGAGAGGTTACAATTCACCTAATAATACATCTGATCAGGGTGTTTACATAGGCAACGGTAATAACGATGGTTCTTATGGTAGATTTGTTTGTGGCGACCTTAAGGCGTACGGCAAAAAAAACTGTTTAGTTGAAACGGACTATGGGCATTTAGAAGTAAACGCATACGAAACAGCAGATTATTACTTTGGAGACATAGGAGAAACAATATTGGATTATGAAGGATATTCATATGTATACATAGATTCTATATTTGCTCAAACAGTTAATACAAATAGAAAGTATCAGGTATTCCTAAGTATATATGGAGAAGGTGTGGCAAATGTTATAGAAAGAACTCCTAATTATTTTATTATAAAAGGAACCCCTAATGTTGAAATAGGTTATGAAATAAAAGCAAAACGTAAAGGCTATGAAGATTATAGATTAGAAAGAGAAGTAAATACTTTTACTAGGGGTAAAGAGCATGGACTTGATATTGATTATACCGAAGAAAAGGAAAAATTTAATAATAGTATAGTCAATAAAATAGAAGATAATATGGATTTAGATAATACTCAATTAGTTGAGTTTGTAGATAGGAAGTCAACTGAATATACTGAAAATAAAGAATTACTAAATATAATAGAGGAGAGTGTTTTAAATGAAAGTATTAACTAGTTTTAGTGTGATTAAAATGAGTGAGGGTCAGAGAATATCATACACTTACACAGAAATAAATGCTAACACAGGTGAGGTAATAAATAATAATGCACAAGAAAGTAGATTCATTGTTCAAGATGAACTAAAAACTGATGCTAATAATATAATGACATTTATAGAAAATAATTTTTTAAAATAAAAATATAAGAATAGGAGTGATTAATTAATGGAAGTTAATATAAATAAAATAGTAGATATATATTCTCAAAAGCTGTCTAATTCAGAAAAAACAAATGTACTTTTACAAGCGCAAGTATTAGCATATGAAGAAGTAATGAAAGAAAAAGATAATAAAATAGAAGAACTTGAAAAACAACTAAAAGAGCTAAAATAAAACAGAATGTGAAGAACTAATTGTAGAATAGTTCTTTTTTTATTTTCAATAGTTATATAATCCTTCTATTCATATAAAGAATAATATAATAATCTTTATGTAAAATATAGTGTACATAAAGTGATATATATAATACAATGAAGATAAGGAGGTATTGTATGAAAAATAAAAGAATGAAAATAGCAAGGTTAGAAATGGATATGAGTCAAGAAGATTTGGCCAATGCTGTTGGTGTTACTAGGCAAACAATTGGAATGATTGAATCAGGGAAATACAATCCAACTCTGAATCTTTGTGTATCTATATGTAAAGTTTTAAACAAAACTTTAAATGATTTATTTTGGGAGGAATAAATATGAAAAATAATCAAATTAATGATGAGAGAGTAACTAATATAAAAAGGCAAATAGTAGGTGAAGCCTATGGATTAGTAATGATATTTTTATTAAGCTCCATATTAATAAAACAATTTATTTTAAATGCAGAATTTAGTCAATATGCAGTTGAATTTATTGCTTTTTTTGGTTCAAGTATATATATTGTTGCTCGCAATATTTTTGTTGGAAATGATTTGTATGGTAAAAATAAAAAAATACTACCTATTATAAATAGTCTTATTATGGGTGCTAGTGTAACATTTACTTTAGTTTTTTTACGCTACAAGGAATTTAATACTATAAATGATTTTATTTTAGAATCAATTACTGCATTTATTTGTGCATTTGTATCTTCGTTTTTAGTATTTTTTATAATTAATAAAATAACTCAAAAAAGAGTTGAGTATATAGAAAAAAAATATGATGAAGAGTAATATATTATAAACTTAATAAATTACAATTTATTGAGTAGGTTTAATAGATTATATTAATATAATACAAAATGAAAGTGTTTTTGATATTATGTAGATAAATAGAAATTTTAAGGAACAGAAAATATGAAAAATGAAGGTATAAGTTATCTAGGATTAGGATTATGCTTTGGCGTTACTTTCGGTTTAGTATTTAAAAATTTAGCGATTGGTTTGTCTATTGGTTTACTTATTGGAGTAGTACTAGACAGTAATAAACGCAATGATAAATAAAATTTATATAGTAGATTATATCCCCAAATAGGAATTTACTAAGAGCAATATTAATATATTACGAACTAAGTTTATATCACACCAATAGTGTTAATAATCACTACTGAGGTGATTATATGAATATTTTATTGTACGTTGGTTTAATTCTATGTCTGATAGGTGTGGCAGTTGGTATTCTATCATTCATAGGGATAGTTATACTTTACAGGTCAATTTAGAAGGAATATCCTCCTAATATGTAGAATTAGTTAGAAAAAAGGGTATTAGGGGGATTAATAATATGGATGAATTAGAAGAAAGACTTAAAAAATCGTTAGAAGTTCTTAAAATTTTAGCTTATTTTGATGGTAATTTTAAGGTTGTCGGAAGAGATAAATAATTGATATTTGAAATAAGAACGAAAGAAAATGGCCACAATGAACCACATTTTCATGTGAAAACATCAGATTTTGAAGCTAGTTATTCTCTGAGAACGTTAGATAAATTGGAAGGTGCATTTTCGTCTCAAATTGAAAAACAGATATGCAAATGGGCTAATGATAATATAGATTTATTAAAAGAAGCATGGAATGAGTATCATGGTAAATATAGGGAAGTAGTATAAATAATTTATTAGGGGGAATTTATGAAGAAATTAATAATACCAGATAAAGGCACTTGCTATTTGTGTCAACATGTATCGAATTTAAATGATGATAATACAGAAGTGTGTTTGTGTGGATGTGCAAGTGGTGTTAACAGAGACGTGAAAGATGTTAAAGCTGAAATTACTTGGACTTGCGAAAAATGTGGTAATAAGAATAAATATATTAAAAGAATTGATGTAATATAAAGTATTTAAATTAAATAAAGCAGAGAGGATCTAATTAATTTTAGGTCCTTTTTTAATGCAAAAAACAAAAGGAGAAAATGAAATGGAAAAATATTTTAATGAAATAAGTGTAGGGTTTGGTTTAATTGGTGGTTTTATGTGCAAGTTCTTAGGAGGTTGGGATATGTTACTAAAAGCTATTGTAATATTAGTTGTACTAGATTATGTAACAGGATTATTAAAGGCTATATATAACAAATCCCTGTCAAGTGAAATAGGATTTAAAGGGTTGATTAGAAAAATAATTATATTTGTTGTAATAGCAACTGCCTATGTTATTCAAGGTATAGTAGGGGATGCAATACCACTTAGAGAGATAACAATACTGTTCTTTATAGCGAATGAATCTTTATCATTGCTTGAAAATGCTGGTGAGTTTGTACCTATCCCAGATAAATTAAAAGATACTCTTATTCAACTGAGAGATAATAAGGAGGTAAAATAGTTATGAGTTATATTAATAATGGAGTAATAAAGAATGGATTTAAAATAGGAACTGCCACTGTTGATAGTTCTGGTTTATTAAAAAAAGGATGGATGATACCTTATGTATCATTTACACCATCATCTGTTACAATACATGAGACAGATATGCTTAATGTATCGTCAGAACAAATATACAAATCATTAAAGAATGGAAATAGTGATACAAGTAGAAAACAAGCATCTTTTCAGATTTGTGTATCCGCGACAAAAATAATGCAGTGTGTAAATTTATATAGAACTTGTTGGCATGCTGGAAACAGAATAGGAAGTTCAACTAGTATAGGTATAGAAATATGCCAATATGATGATAAAGCATTACAAGAAAAAGCTTATAAGAATGCAGCTGAATTAGTAAAAATTATATTAGCAGAAATTAAAACAGTTAAAAAGGTTGTACAACACAACTATTGGAGTGGAAAGAACTGTCCAAGTAAACTAAGGGCCAAATGGAAGGGTTATACTTGGGATTGGTTTACTAATTTAGTATATAGTGAAAAGAAATATACTAAGCTTAAAAATGGAGACTACAACAAGAAAGCAACAGTATTAACTCCTACACTTAATGTAAGAAAATCAAGACCAGACAAGAATGGAAAGCTTGGTAAATACGATTTCAAATTAAAAGAAGGAGATATTATAGAAGTAGGATATGTTCTTAATGGATGGGCTTCTATTTGGGTAGAAGGTGATATGGGGTACATAAATACTAGTAGTAAATATATAAAATTATTATAA